CATAGACAAAAACCCGTGCAGGACTATAAAACCTTTTAAGTATGAGCAGAAGCCCCGGAAAGCATTGACGCGGCTCCAACTCGAATTATTGCGGCATATGATCCACGATACCCGGGAACTGGCAATACTTGATGTTTTATTCTCGACCGGCTGCAGAGTTAGCGAACTTGTCAACTTGAAGCTAACCGATCTTGATATAGAGACAAGGACCGTTCACACGGTCGGCAAGGGGAACAAACATAACACCGTATATCTTAACGACAAGGCATATATATCTTTGAAAGAGTATTTGAAGATCCGCAAAGGTGATAGTGAATATGTTTTTGTGTCAGACAAACGGCCTTATAACAAGCTCACAACTCGCGCAGTTGAATTGATATTTAAGAAGTATCAAAAGCCTTTAGGCTGTCCCTTATCTCCGCATATTATCCGGCATACTACTGCAACACTAGGACTGCAGGCCGGCATGACAATAACAGAAGTGCAGAAAATGCTTAATCATTCAAGCGTTTCAACAACGCAGATATACGTTGAAACACTGCAAGATGATGTTATGCAGGCCCACAGAAGGTATGTTGTTTAACACCGGGTATTATGATATAATAACCATGTCATTGCGGCGGTTCCTAATTTTTAGGGCCGCTGCCTTCCTTTTACTTGGAATAAACTGCTTCTCCGATATGTCCTAACTTCACATCACGATCTATATATATTTTATAGCCGTGCTTCCTTGCTCTGATACAAAACGCTATATCCTCTCCAACGCCCCATTTGGGTTCAAAAATCGATTTATAGTACTTGAATAGGGTTTTTAACACTTGTGTCTTAATCAGGCAAAAGCCAAAGCCCACGGCTGCTATTTGGCTATATCCCGTCGATCTTGTGTCGTGAATAAGTTTAGGTGCCCGGTATGGATATTTTCTCCGGGTGATTATCTTTGTATAACACACGTTTTTATCTTCTCCGTGCCGGGTGACGTACAATCCAGATACAATGTCAGTATCATGCTCCACAAGTTTAATCAGATCATCGGACTCAAAGACCATATCGGAATCGGCATATAATACATAGTCATAATCATTCTCAACGGCAAATTGCGCTATATGATCCCGCGAGTCATAGATAAGCGAACCTTCCACAAACATTACGTCAACAACTCCCTTTTGCGCCGTTGCAAGTAACGATCTAACTGTCTTCATCGGTATTTCTCGCACGCACGGCATCCCTATCAATACTTTCATCCCTCTATCCTTTCTTTTGCTATTACATAGTATTTTTCGTCGATCTCACAGCCTATGAAGTCCCGGCCGGTATATTTGCAGGCCATCCCGGTCCCGCCTACTCCCATAAAAGGATCTAGGACCGTATCACCTTCGTTTGTGCTGTTTTCGATCATTACTTGCATCAACTCGGCCGGTTTCTCCGTCGGGTGTTTCTTTGTCTTTATTATGTTTGGTACGCGCAGTATGTTGCTTGTACCCATAAAGTTTATATTGCGGGCCCGGCCTTTTCTCAACATCAAGATCAATTCGTATGAGTTCATATACCACTTGTTAGGCAGTGAATTGCCTTTATCCCAGATCAAAAGATTTTGAAATATAAAGCCGGCATCTTCGGCCGCCTGCTGCAGCTCCTTCAAGTTTCTGGCGTTAATCATTACATAACAGTGTGTGTCTGGCTTCAAAACTCTGTAAAGCTCCGGCAACCACTCGTTAAACCCGATCTCGTTATGCTTAAATAACTTGCCTTGCCGTGTAAACTGTATAGCGGCATCATCATCATTGTTTTGGTATCTATGCCGCATCATGCCGCCCATTTCTCTATATCTGCCGATCTTGACCGCATCATTTGTGCAGCCGCCGCTAATAATGTGATACGGGCAATCAGTGACAACGCAATCAATGCTCGCATCTGGTATATCTTTTAATACATTTAGGCAATCATCGTTATATAGTTTTGTATTTGTCTTTTGGACTTCTGGCGTTAATAATTCAAAAAAGTCAAGTTGACCGATCATCTATTCTTGATATGGATTAACGCCCCAATCCCCCTTTCTGTATTCTATTATCGTTTCAACAATCGTATCATCTGTCTGGTAAACCCTTACGGTATAGCCGTTCTGGATAAGCAGCTTGACAACGATCATTGCTTCTTCTTCATTGACTGTTTTTATCATTCTTTCACCTCGATCTTTACATTCAGCTTCTTTGCTAATTCGTATATTCTGGCAAGTTTTTCCTGCTCCGTTAATCTCTCCGGCCGGGGCTTCTTTTCTTCTTCTCTCATTTTCAATGGTATGTACTGTCCTTTTTTCATCCTCTATCTCCTATCAATTTGTGTTCATTACGCTTACTTTCCTGCCCTTGTACTTCTCTTGTGCGTATCGCAGGGCAATCAATTTAGCATCTGCCCTATCTCTTGCGTAGCAATAATACGTTTCAAGTAACTTAAACTCTCCACCGGGATAATCTTCGTAAATGTTTACGCTATACATCTTTGCTCCACCTCTCCTTTCCACAATAAGGGCATATTTCCTTGTCATGTATGTTACGCACCCATTCTTTACTCGGTGTGACGGATGGTAATGCGTTTATAAGTTCTTCACATCTGCCATACACTCCACGCAATTCTTGACAACCTTCACTAACCGCATCTAATACTGCATCACGGCTTACCACATCATCACACGGCTCTTGCGATAGTGCCTTGATTGCCATTTCATAATTATATTCTTTGCGAATAATCTCTATCGCTTCTTCTCTCGTCATTCCGCACCTTCTTTCCAGTAGTCTTCATTGCCTATATTGTTTAATGGACACTCGTTGCAATGAAGTTTAAGAACATCATCATCAACCGATGACAACGGCCATATACAATAGTCTTCGCACATCTTTTCTGTGACTTCGGTCAACCTTTCCCAACTAATCGTTATCTGACTCATCATCATCTTCCTCACTTTCTGCAAACATCTGCCACTCGTCTATATGCTCACGCTCATATCTATCTCTTGCGTTCATTTCCACGCAAGCGTTATGGAACTCTACTTCGGATAATGCTCCGACATTATAATCACTGAATATGCTCATTTATCTACTCCTTCCCAGTCGATCCTCTGACCGCACTTCGGGCAATAATTGTCCCATTTAGTCAATAACTGACCGCACGGGATCCAGTAGCACTTGTAATAATAGTCGCCGCCTAATTCATACACATTCGGCTGCTTTGGCTTCGCGTTCTCTATAGCATCGCGCTTCTCTTTCTCTGTCATTCCCCTTATTCCTTTCACACCATTCCGGGCTGTATCTAACTAACGGCTGTATAGACTTCCATGACTTGATACAGATCCGGCCCTTTGTATTGTTTGTGTTTATATACTCCCTGCAGTATTCACATTCATCACATTTGCATCGTGAAGCGTAAATATTATGATCTCTTGAATACCTAAAACCCTTCGTTCGGATATACTGATATACCCCTTGCACCGAATAACCGGCGCCAATCCTGCTTACCATTTCTTTGACCGGGACGCCCGCATCACACCACGCTTTTATCTCGTCAAAGAATGGATCGTACATAGATGCTCTTTTGCGTCTCATTCTTCATCAACTCCTATTCTCAACGTGGTCTTTTCTGCTAATGCTTCGGGTACTCTTTCATCAAATTCCTGCCGTGTAAGAATTGTCTTGTAATTTCTCTGAAAGTTTGACATAACAACCGTGTTCACTTCCGACGACTCGCACATAGCCCATTGCCGGATCATATTCGACGTACCGACGGCCTTCTGGACTAACGGCGGCAGCTCGTTAAACCGTTCCTCGGCGTGATAATTGCCGTCTTGTATTGCTTTTTTTACAAGGGCCCACGCTTCGCCTTCGGATATCTGATTGTTTGATCTCGTTTTATACAGTCCGTTTATTAGCTGTGATACGGCCGGGGCAAAACCCGTACTGTTTGTTCTGGTATAAACCTTCAATGAGCCTGCTATTGCCGATGCAGGATATTCCTCAAGCATTAAATGCCATGCGTTTATTGTCGGCGTCATTTCTTCCGGCTTAACATTGAAGTTTGGATAGATCGCTTTGATCGTCATTAATAATTCTTTGACTTCTTCTCTTGTCATACTTCTCCCTTCTACGCGTTTTTCCACGCATCAAATATACTTTGCGTTTGTTGCTTTGTCCGCTGCTCTTTAACGGCATTAAATACCCATTTCCTCAAGGCTAAATTATGATCTTTAGCCTTATATCCCTTCATCTGGATATATTCATCAAGGAATTTGATCGCTTCTAACGTTTCTGATTCGCCGTAATCTTTGAATAAACGATCTCGTTCATCATCGGTCAATCTGACGTGTGAGTATTCGCCATATATATGTTTTATATTCTTTAATTCTTCTTCTTCTTTTTCTTCTTTATATTCTTCTATTGTTGTCACTTGTTTGTCATTTGTTTGTCGTTTCTTTGTCACTTGCTTGTCACTCTGCTTGTCGCTCACTTGATACAAATTCCAGTTATTGACCGTAATTATGCGGAATTTACTATGACTTTTGTTTGTCAGCTCTTTTGTCATAATTAAGTGATCTAAAGCAACTCTCACCTGACGAACTGATAACTGTGTTTCTTCTGAAAGCGTTGCAAGACTTGTTACGAACTGGCCGGGCTGTATTTCAAGCCCATGCCAATTCGCGGCCTTCCAGTTAGCTTTTAATAAGCAATGGATAAATAGCCTAAACGTATTCGGATCGTCGTACCATTCCCAGTCGAGAAGCTTTCTATGAAGTTTTATAAAAGCATCTGCCATTATTTCACCAACCTATACTGCTTTACTCTGTACTTCTCACCAAAATCGTTTTTAACCTCTACATAGTCAGATACAATCGTGTGGCCGCGTCGTTTAAGATCATATATTCTTTGTGGCAAATTCATTGAGTGCGCTGCCTTGTATGCCTGCTTCCCGGTGATCCCGTTCTTGTGTGTCTGCATAAATTTCAAGATGATATCTGTCTGTGATTTTTTTGTCATGTTTTACTTCCCCTTTCTTCAATCTCGATCTCTATATACGGCTCGTCTTCTATCCAGTGAAAATCTGTCGTAAAGTTTTCTATCCAGTCGGGATTGTCGTTCTCGATCGTCCCGCACTGCTGCAACGCATCTTCAAAAAACTTCGCGCACAAACTGAATATGTTTGATATGTCTCGCCGCTTACCCTTTTTGTGTTCAAAAAATCTGTAGTGTAATACCACCGGCGGGTGTGTTACTTTCCACCCTCTCAAACAACGCCTAATAGCCGAAATACAGACTTTTTCATAGTCAGCCTTGAACTTACCGCCCGCCTTCGGGTTTTTGCCTATTTCGGCCAAATAATCGTTTAGGGAAGGTAGTGTGCGTTCGCCGTAGTATTTACCCCTTATCGTGACCTTTGGTAGTCGGTCCTTCTTTATCAACTCGCCCCCTTTCTCCCGGCGCAAAGGCCGGGTTTAATAATGGCTTTTGGTTGTCGTGATACAATTTCCAAGCACTTTGTTATGGGATTGCTCCCGGGTTACAGATATGATTTTCCATACCGAATACGGAAACTTTCTCTTGCAGCATCTACTGAATACCCTTCAGCGCATCGATCTCGCTCATACGCAAGCTGTCCGATGATCCTGCTGATATGTGGGTTCTTGTGCATAAATTCATGGCAAGACCTACATACCGGGATAACTAACTCGTCATGGTCACATAAGGCCCTATTTGCTCGGCCGTAAACAAGATGATGTATATCGTCTTTGGGTTGATAGCAGAAGATGCACATATCGTTGTAGTTAGTTATCATGCCCCACCTTCCGTTTCATTCAATTCAAACTCCGACGTGCTTATAACTTCGCATTTGTGCGTGTCCCTGCAGTAGTCGCAGTCAGAATGTTCGCATCTTGTCGGCGTCACTTCTCCGTTTTTAAGCATGATGATCGTCTCGCAGTTACCTTTTATGCGCTCAAGCGTTTCATCTAACAACTTCTGGGGCAATTCGATAACGTCACATATCGGATGCGGCTTCTTATCAACGGCGGCCAAATAACAGTTAAGAGTTTTGCCGGTGTTCTGCCTTACGATCTCGCGGTATATTGCCATTTGAATGTCATAACCGTATGCAAGGTAGAAGGGAAGGCGCTCGCCGCTGTCGGGAATGTAATATCTAAAATTCCTATCAAGCGTTTGTGTCGTTTTGAGATCCACTATCGCCTTATCCTCAAGATACGAGTCGATCTTGATCTTAAACGGCAGCCCTTCGATCTCACCGACCATTATTGTTTGCTTATCTCCCGACATATACGCGCAGAACTTATCCTCTTTTAAGGTTCTTTGGTACATGGCAAGCACGCTTTGATACTCGGACTTTAACTGTCCTTTTGTCGGTCCTTTTGAAGATACGCAGTCTGGGAAGCGCTCAAGTATGTACTCGGGATCGTCGTTCTCCCATAAGGCGTCAAGTATGGAACCTTGCAACAATGCCTTTGTTGTTTCTCTTACATACTCGCCGCTGATTGTTTTCAAGGCTCTTTCCTCGCACCCGGGAATAACCGGGCATCCCATAAAGTCCTTGTACTGTGAAGCGGAACAATATTCTTTGTTAGCTTCTTCTGTGTAATAATTACTGTCCGTCAGCTTCATCTGTTATCTCCTTTGCTTCTACATCGAAAACATCAACGGCCTTCTCTGGCTCGTCGGGTACGTTGTCTATGTAATCGGGTGTACCGTCTTCTCTTATCACGGCTTGGTCGCCTACATAAGCACGTTCCATTTCAACACTCATAATTCCCCACTTGCTGATTAACTGACGCAGCATTGTCTTTTTTGCCATTGGATCAAAGTCGGTCTTCCATAAACTTGAACTCCATCCGTTGCGGTATGATGCGCTGTACTTCTTTGCGTGTGCTTCGATCTGCTCTTTAGACCAATAGATACCCTTCTTAAAGCCGTTTATCATTTCAAAGTACGCGTAATATCCGATAACCTTTAAGCCCATACGCTTGTTGATATCCGTTTCCGGCGCGAATACATAAGCGTCTTCAATAGGATCATAAGAAACCAACTCGCCGTCTCTTATATCTGTTACGTTGATCGCCTTGTACTGGCCCGATCTCATTGCAAGCTGCAACATTCCTCTATATGAAAGCTGAAACGTCGCTTCCTTAATTCCCTTTTTCTTATCTTCATAAGGGACAAAGTAGAACATACCGATCTGCGGGCTCTGCGGAAGGTTAAGGCTGTGGCCTAACAATGCCGCCGACAATATAGATGCGTTCGTACATTCTGATAACTGCTGATTCGTCTGGACTGCTGATACTACACTTGATATGAACCTCTGGGAGTCCTTTACTCCTACAACCGATTCAACATTTGCTTTAACTGCTTCTTTTGCTAAAAAGGCTGCTATGCCTTCCTTCTTACTTACAGCTACTTCATTTGCCATGTTTGCTTCTCCTTTTCGCTTCTGCTTTAATTCGTGTTACTTTGTAAACGTAAAACTCGTCGTCTTTCTCGGCCTTTATGTGGGCCTTGTATTTTTCCCATTCTTCAACTGCCGCTAAATACTTTTCGCAATAATCGTGACAAGCCGGATATCGATCTTCACAAAAGCGGCAGCACTCACTAATACCGTTCATCATTTCTTACGCCTTATCCGTCCTATTTCCGTTGCTCTCCGCCCCTTTTCTGTATCAACGGGTGTAAACTCTACTCTTAACCCTTTGACCGGCGGGATTGGAACACCCCATTGTGTGTTATGAAAGAAATAGATTTCTCCGGCATCGTCAATCAGAAACCCGTACCCGTGTTGCTTTGAGTGGCTTTTCACTATCCCTTCGATTCTTTGCATACTTCCCCTTTCTCGACTGGTATTAACTCGTCGGCCGTAAACGCGCAGCCTTTAAGGTACGTCCCGTTTGCCGGGTTCTTTAATGTGTAATAAATCTCTCCATCCTGCATGAACTTGTCTTCAATGACATATTCAAGTCGTACCTTTTCGCCCTTCTTAAATACTTTGATTTGTTCCATTTCTCCCCTTCCTTTCCAAATACAGAATTGATTTTGAAAATGTGTCCCAGTGATTTGTTGCAAGTGTTTTTACGGTTATGTAAATTTCTTTTGCATCTAATGCGTTCATTCTTCGTGCAAGCTCCGAGCAATGCCGATCTTCGTTTTCTCCGGGAATACCAATCCCGGTAAATACGCCTGCTTCTTCTGCTTCCTCAAGGTCTTCACAGAGCGCATAATCAATAAGTGTTTCCCCGACGTTAGCGCTCATGGCCGTAACTCCAAACGATTAAAATCAAACCTACACCGAAAACCACTGCTGATATTGGATATGAACCTACTCCGTCCGTAATATGGTCGGCTAATGCACTGCCGCCCAGAACGGTTAAGGCCAGTCCGATTAAGTACCTTTTTGTGTTTGCCTTCATACTCCCCTTCTTTCCCGCATCACAGATAGGATCTGATCGTCCGTGAAGTCCAACATTTCAAATACTGTTATCAAGTCTTCATATGTCAGCTTCTTACGCTTTAACTTCCCATTAAAAGCCGGCTGCGATATATACAATCTGTCTGCTATCTGCTTCTGCGTAACGTGCTTTACTTTCATTGTTCCGTATATCAGAGCTACAAGGTCGTTATTCAGTTTGTCTTGTTTTGTGAGATATACTTTTGGCATTTGCGTCCATTCCTTTTGATGCTTCAATCATTTTGAGTAGATGTTGTCTTTCTTCGTCTGATGCGTAGAGAACTTTCATAAACAACAATGCGTTCGTTACGCCTTGTATCTCGATCTCTTGTTCTTTTGTCATTCTTCACTTCTCCTTTTGGTTTAATTACATTGAACCTTTAGAGAAAAAAATTTGCTCTCTATCGGCCTTTGAAAGATTAAGCGCACTCGTTAAGCCTACGATTTCCGGCGCCGTAAAGTCGCCGTGTCCGTTGAGACGGTTGTATAATGTAACCCGGCCTATATTAGCCTTGCGAGCTACGGCAACCATCGTCATCCCACTATCAGAAATGCGCTCTTTCAATAATGAAATATCTGACATCCCTGCTCCTTTCTACAATATGTTGTGGTGCAATTAAATTGAACATACACATAGTACAACCATATTAAACTTTTGTCAACAGTTTTTTCAAAATTGTTTATTTTTATTACACAATATGGTAGAATACTCTTATGTTACAACTTTATTCAAATATCAAGAGATTGCGAAAATTAAATAATATGTCACAGCAAGAGCTTGCAGAAGCCGTCGGGTATAAAGGCAAAAGCATGATAGCGCAAGTAGAAAACGGCAAGGTTGATCTTTCTGCTTCCATGATAAGTAAATTTGCCGAGGTGTTTCATGTAACGGAACTACAGTTAATGGGATTAGATGATAGTCCTACTAGCAAAGCCGGCATTGATTATCTTGTAGAAACAATCAATGGGAACCCGGAAGCAAAAGAATTTATTGAGCTTTATCAGCAGGCCGGTCCCGATCTTCGTCGAGCGGTTGTGAACACCCTAAAAGCTGCGTTACATAAGCCTTGATATCATCATCGGCATTAAGAAACATAGCAAGGACTTCGGTTAATTCGTTTAATTGCATATGATAACCCCTTCCTGCCGTGATTTTATCATTCCCTCAATATGTAATAATAGTAACAGTTTTGGTGTCCCATAAATGGAACAGAGGAGAGAACTATGAAGAATATGATAGACACGAAAGAGGTTATCCTTGCATTAAAGCAAGTAAAGGAAGAAAAGCAGTTATCACTTGATAAAATCCTTGTGCTTATTGAAGAAAACGATGAGTATGTTTCAAAAACGACACTATCAAGAGTGTTTGCAAACGGATCGGAAGAACAGATATTCAAATGGGAAACCACACTAAAGCCCATAGCAAACGCACTTCTCGACATTGACACCCTTGAAGTGGACGATGATGCTGACACAAGGGCCTACAAGTCAGTTTTGAAACTAAAGAAGGATCTATTGTCAGAATTGGGACGGGAAAACAAGGAACTTAAAGAGGAATTAAACAGCGCAAAACTCAAATACCATGAGAAGTTGAAGGCCGAAACAGACAAATTCCAAAAGAGTCTCGACTTTGCCATGAACCAAATAGACTTAAAAGATAAACGTATAGATCAGCTTATGGAAATGAACCACCAACTAATGGAACGGTTATTGAATTGTCATAAGGAGGGATGCCCGAATGTCGAAGATTGAAAAACTCCCGTCCGGCTCTTATAGGATCAGAAAACAAATAAACGGTAAGTCTATTCAATTTTCTTTTGGTCATTACCCGACGGAAAAAGAAATTCTTATGAAAATGGGCGACTATCTGGACGATGTTCACGCACCTAAAGATGTTCTTATATTCATGAACGCGGCTAAACAATTTGTTGAAATGAGAAGGAATGTTATATCCCCGCGAACGGTTAAAGAATATTCTGAAATGCCCGATAGATTATCAGACAAGTTTAATGCCTTGAATGTTTACGACATTACCTTAAACGATGTTCAGTCGGAAGTTAATAGGCTTGCAATAAAGCGATCGCCTAAAACGGTAAAGAACTATAGCAGCTTTATATGTTCTGTAATTAAGGCATATAGGCGGGATTTTGGCGGTCAGATAACCCTTCCGCAGCCGGTTAAGAAAGAACCATATATACCGACAGATGAGGAAGTTGTTAGATTTTTGCAGTATATTAAGGATAACCGCCCTAAATATTACGTTTTAGTGGTATTGAGTGCGTATTCCTTACGTCGCAGTGAGATTATGGCAATCACCGCCGACGATCTGGACGGTAATATCCTGCACGTCACAAAGGCAAAGGTCCAAGATGATAATAATAACTGGATAATTAAGCCTACTAAAACACCTAAATCTTGCCGGAGTATCGAAATACCGCAAGATGTAGCTGATATGATAAGGCAAAACTATTATGCTTTTAATTATCATCCGGGAGATATATCAAAGGTAATTAACACCGCTTGCAAGAACTTAAACATAAAACGGTTTACGCTTCATAAGCTCCGTCACTACTTTGCGACAAGGCTTTTAGCGAACAATGTTGATGTTATGACAATCGCTTCTCTCGGTGGATGGTCGTCGCCTGCTATGATATATAATCGATACGGCCATGCGATCGAAGAAAAAAAGCGGTCTGCACTTGATTTAATGGATAATATAATTAAGGGTGATTTATCGGACAGCTCGTGACAAGTCGTGACAACTTTTTGTATAACAAGGGGTTATAAACCGCATAAATACGTTATAAAAAGTGTTCGATGAAACGCCCGTAAAATCTGGAAATTCCCTTTAAACTGCGCTATTTGGCGCTGTTCGATTATCGGGTTCAAGTCCTGTTATCCGCATCGTAAAAAGCGCGTATTTACGCGCTTTCTGTATTTCTTATGACAAGTCGTGACAAGTATTTTAAAGGGACGCACCCGAAGATGCGCCCCACGGACTATGACTCCTTATACATATTCTGTAACGTCTTCACCTCTAACGCTTTTTCAATCTGCCGGTTGTGTAAATAATCATACACGGCCAACATTTCAGCCGGCGGTTCACCGTTCGTTTCCCGGTACTTCCTGATGATTACCGTCACTTCGTTGTGTAGAAGGTTCATATGATCCATTTCTTGTAAAGACAGATTGTATAAAGTTCTTGAAAGCTCGGGATAATCTTCCTTGTATCTTATGGACATATCCGCGTATTCCTTCGCGTCCTTTATTTCTTCCTCTATCTTCTCGGACAGTATCTTGATTACTTTCATTTTTGCCACCTCAAATAACTACGCCTGCTGCTGCCGGTGTATATGTTCCGAGCTGTGACAGAAGATACTGTGACTGTGCGTTTACGATGTTTGCCGTCTGGCTCTGCAGTAAAGCAGTCTGTGCATCCTGCAGTCTGTTTTCAAGCATCATCGTCTTAATGCTGCAGCAACAATTTTCCATCTTGTAACCGAGGTCTGCGATCTGTGCGCTCAAGTTAGAAAAACCGCCCTGCACACTCGAACTGATCTGGTTAAAGCCCTGAATAGCGTTGACGAGATTAGAATTATTCTGATTCATCATCTGCATATTCTGATTTGATATCAACTGTGCTGTCTCATAATTGTTGTTTGCGCTTGAAAGCAGAATGTTCTGTGCGTTCTGTGCGGCAAATGCAGAATTAAGGTCTGCTACCGTCGCCGCCTGACTGTTACCGCCCATACCGCCGCCCCATCCGAAGATTACAGCGATAATAAGGAAGGCAAATATCCAACCGCCACCAAATGATGTGTCACCCATAGTTTTATACTCCTTTCTTACATTTTTGGTATATTTGAATTTGCAAATCCACGAATTTGATCCGCCAACTGTTCCATGTTGACATTGTTCTTTTCGCACAAGGCTCTTGCCGTACCTTCAAGGTTATTAAGATCAAGTCCTTGTAGTGCCGGGTTTGTGTTCGCAAGGTTCTTTAGGAAGTCTGTCGGGTTCTCCCCGCGCATCATAGCTCCAAAAGCCTTCATCATCATTGAATTGTTACCCATCATGTTCATTAAAGGATTCATATTTTTCTCCTATTCATTTTCGTAGAAGCACTCGCCGTTACCGATCACCTCTAATACCACACCCAAAACAGTTAGTATGTGTATCATCGGTATTTCATGTACTTCCTCACTCTGTATAACTTTTTCGTACAGCTTCTTTATGTCCATACTCTACACCTCATATTTCCGGGCAATAAAAAATACCCCCTTTGCTGACTTAATTATAGTCAGTCAAAGGGGGTTCTTTGTAGTTACAGTTCTGGTGTTTCAGAAGTGGAACGGCTTATTTAGCTTTCTTCCAGATATATTTGCCGTTCTCAATTTTAAGCTGCGGCACCTTCTTTGCGTTGCCGGGCTTAAACTTCTTCCAGATTTTTTCGCCTTCGGCCTGATTTTTCTGCTGTGTCCTATTCAAGTATTTAATTATCTCGTCAACCGTTATACCCTGATTGCTATTCTCGTCAATAGCCTTATATACTTTGACAAATTCATCGGCTGTCATATTCGGGAATACATCCGGGTTTGAATAGAAGGTGTATGTAGGACCGGGGTTTGTCAGTCCTGCATTTTTAATGATGGTCGCATCGTCGATCATCTGGTTTGCGACTTCTTGATTGCCCTGCTCTACTTGCTCTACAATAGCTTTGTTTGCGTTTGAGCTTGCGGATAAGCCGGTCTGTTCCGTTACCTGATCTTTAGCCTTTTTATTCTTGTAATAGTCAAGAAGCGTCGGAATACCGCCTTTTTCGTAGGCTTCATAGTCTGCGCCGGTAACATCTGTATAAGGTGATCTACCGATCTTATCAACTAGGGTATTAACCTTTTTCAGAAGATCCGTTTGCTCTGTAGCAGATAAGTTATTAAACCAATCTTCTTGAGCAAGCGCCGTCCTTATATCATAGTTTGCTTCGCCGGTCGTCTGCCTATATTCGGCCATCTGTCTAGGGCTTAATTTTTCACCGTCAATCTTGACATTGTTCTTCCATGAAGCAAATACTTTGCTATCAAGAATACGATTGCCCTTCGAGTCTTTTCCGTTGTATGCCTTCCTTGCCGATCTATCTGCAGCATTTACGTTTATGTCCGCAATATAGGCCGGAGACAATGCCTGATAAGCAAAGTTTGCAAGCATATTATCTGTCGGGCTGTTATCTTGCGTGCGTCCGTAAGCATCGTAATAAGGCTCATTGACGTACTTTGACAAGAATGGGATCTTGTTAGCTGTTTTCCTTGCCGTCTTTTCCCATTCTGAAAGGAAATTACTCTCCGTTGACGTGTCAGTTGCGCGCCTTATAGGATCAACGGTCCTTGCTATTTGTCCAGAAAACGTCGGCAATCCTTGTGTAAGGTAGCTTGTTAAAGCGTTTGAAGCAAATGCTCCGGCTATACCACCTATTACGCTCCCGGCGCTGTCTTCTTCGTTCTTGTACTTGACCTGATTAGCCGCACTTTCAAAAGCATTTTGCACACCTTGCATGAACGATGTTTCAAGTATAGGATCAAGCAGCGCGTTTAACGTGCCGACCGTTTTATCAATGTTCTTAAATACAGATTCGTTTGAAACAAGATTATCTTCTGCAACCTTCTGCGCTTCTGCCCCTAAAAGCATCGGCATAACTGCGGGTGCAGCCCAGTCAACCGTATAGGTTTTACCGTTGATCTCGATAGAATACTGCTGTTTCCCTTCAAGATCGTTCTGATACTTGTCACCCTTGCCGCCGGCTCTTAATATACCCTTGTCTGCAAGGTAGAAACCTAACATAGCAAGGCCGGTTCCAGTCAATGTCTTGGCCCAACTCTCAATAACGTCAGATGCAAGCGATCTATCTACATCTTTTAGCTTGCCGGTGATCTTGTTTGTTTTCTGATAAGTATCAGCAAGATTAGTCTTTCTCTTGCCGGTATTCTCATAAATAAGTTTGCCGGTTTTCGCTATGCTGTCAATCGCTCCGAGCGGTGAATATTCAAAACCGCTTTTAAGGATATTAGCCGGTGTCTTTTTAAAGGGTAAAATACCTTCTGCAATAGTTCCGACTGCTCTCAACGCAAGATTATCACTGCCCCTAGCTTCTTGAACATTCTTTGACAGCCATTGAGCAAGTGCGTTATCCTCATGGAATGTTGCATATTCGGCTTGTTTGACGGCGTAATCGCGGGCCTTTTCAAGCGTATCAACAATACCTTTAAGGTTCTGCATTTCAGCCTTTTCGTAGTTTGTAAGAACTCTTGTCTGACTGTCCTGCTTGAGCCTATTATATCTTTGCTCCGCTCTGAAAGCGTCTTCATTAAGGCCGTTTGCCTTCAAATATCCGGCCAAAGATGTTGAATATTTGGTGTGAACAAACCCAGTGTCGCTTATACCCATATCGGTTGCTTTTTCATACAGCCGAAGGATCTTGCTATCAAATACCGACTTCTGGCGCTTGATGGTATCTCTTGTACTCTTTTCGTACTTTGTTCCGCTGATCTCGCCCCAACGGTTTTGTGTTCCGTCATTCCACGCAGCGCTAATCAGCCTATCATCTTTGACAAGATTTAATAATGCCTTTTGCCGCTTTATTCCCTGACCGCCGGCCGCTTTAAGCGTCTTATCAATGCCGCTTTCGATAAGTGCGGATAAGCCATTAGAGAAATCTGTTACGGCATTAAACATTACGTTACCTACCGCGTTACGCATCATAGTCTTTGTATTACCAAGCATAGCGAGATAACGCCACGCTTCAAACTTTTCAAACGGTGATGCTTTTCCTACGGTTTCGTCTGCAATGAGCTTGTATGCCTGCATCATTGCATCAATACCCGTCTTGCTGTTAAGTCCCGCTTTTTCGGCTAACTTGAACAGACCATTTACACTTTCTTCTGTTTCTGCGCTTATTCCAAACGATCCCGTTGCATATTTGGTATTCAACGCTTCTGCTATTTCTGCAGTTGTTGCGCCGTTTTTGCGAAGGAAGGCAATATAATCTATATCATCATCAGAAAATACGCCTTCACTTGCGGGCTCGTCGTCAAGGGTTCTCTTTACGCGCTCTCTTATTTCATCGAATGTCAGCTCTTGCGGCGCCGGTTTTTCTTCTGTATCAACAAGAGAATTAAGAGCGTTCCTTAACTTCTGATCTACGGGTATTTTGGGCTGTGTACTTTCATCGATCGTGTACCATTCGCCCGTCATAAGCCTATGATTAATCTCGTCTTCTATCTGCCAGTCCGGGACGCCTTCTTCAATCATCGTAGAAATAAACTCAATATCAGTAGGCGTATCAAGCCCTAATCCTGCCGGTTCTCCCTGCAAGGTATTAGTAACTTCTTCAACAATCGTGGCGTGGCTTTTCTTCGGATAGCCGTTATCAAGGGGCTTATTCTTTGTTTTAAGACTATCATCACCCATATTTTTAAGGACTTTAGCTAACTTGCTTGATGTTGCCTTTTTAACGGGTGTTGATTCGTCTATTGTGTACCACTTGCCGTGATTTAACCTATGCTCGATCTCGTCTGCGATGATATCAACCGGGACTTTGTTTTCTACAAGGCTTGTAAGATATTCAAAGTCGTTATTTGTGAATTGATCCGCTACGCTTCCGAGTTCCCTGCGAATAGAGTTTTCAACTTCTACTCTATGCTGTTCATGCGTTTTAGGCGCTTTGGGTGCGGGCTCCATTGTCCCGTCATAGCCCTGCCTTCTTAACGCTTTATCAAGGCGGCCCGATGTTCTTTCTGCTTCATTAGCTTGTCTGGGCTTTTGATAGCTGCCCTCGTTTCTGATAGCAGTATCGTTGTAATCGCGGCCGATCTCGTTGATCTTTTCAGCAAGTTCTTCGTTTATATTTACTTGCTCTTGGTTACGGCCTTTATACTTCTTTACTCGATCACCGATAATCTTCTGACTGTTTACAATAGCGCCGTCAGCAGTCTTATTCCATTTAGCGAACGCTTGTATGGTCTGTCCGTATTTGGTTCCGGCTTCTCTTAAACGATTTAATAAGAGATATCTCTGCTGTCTTAATTCCTGCGGTGCGTTTTCGCCCAATTCCTCTATCTGATTTGTGAGACTTCTCAAGAGTAAGAACGATTCGTCTACAGTCTGATCGCTGTTAATGGATCTCTTTCCAGAATTAAATTCAGCAAGAAGCTGCTCGCCGTTATTGATAACATTCTCTTTGGCGTTTTCTAACGTAGTTTCATTATTATGCTTTGCATACTTTGTTATATCTTTGATAACTTCGTCGTTATCTAGCTCGTCCTGCGTTACAACACCGGCATTTTTAGCAGAATGTGTCGTTACTCTTGATATACCCGTCCTATCATCCGGCGGTACGTTACCGCCGTTAGAAGGCGGTGTTTCTGGCGGTACATTGCCTATTGACTGGGTTAATCTAGGGTTTTGCGCCGCAGATTCGTTCATCGTTCGCGGTATAACACCGTCTACTGCCGGGAAGTTTTGAGCATTAGAAAAGGCACCCTCGTTTGTAGGCTGCCCGTCTAATAACCGATCTCTATAATCAAGTGCTTCAAAATATGCGTCGTCGCCGTATTCATCAATAGTAAACTTCTTCAAGTTTGCCAAGTCTTCCGGCGTGCTTAATTTGAATGTTCCGTTTTTATAATCATTAAGGACTTGCTCGTTAGTACGATTGTCCTTCATCATTACATAAACTGTTTCGGGGGGATTGTCGCCCCAGTCTTCCGGCTTAAACTTTTCGTTCCATTCTACTTGTGCTACTGGAATAAAGCCGTCACGTTCATATTTATTCACAAGGCCGGCGCCGTAACAATCTAACCTATCGCCGCCGTTTGCTCTTGCTGTAATAAGAAGATCGTCAACCGCCTTCCCCATTCCGTTCTTGGGATGCTTATGTACTCCTACAATATCTCCGTCGGGCTTTATTGCTACACCGGCGGTTCCAGTAGGATCTGTAAATATCCTTGCATCTGTAAGGTCTTCCGGGCTCTGATTAGATACCATACGGCCGTTGGGGTTTGCGGCTTTTGCTTCTGCTAACTGGCTTGAAAAACCTTCACGATTATTTGACGTATCGCGCAGATCAAAATTATTCAATCCCGCATCGTCCATAAGGCGGCTTGTTCTTTCATCTACTACATTTCGTAAATTAAAAGTTCTGCCATCCTCTCGGGTGTAAGTCCGTTGGCCGTCCATGCTTCTATTAACTTCTTGTCGGCCGGGCTCAAATTCTTCTCGTCCAATGCTTCCCGTATCTGTTCTTCTGTCAACGACGTTTGCTTCTTGTCCATAAACGGCACTCCTTTCGCTGTTGGTATCGTTCATTATACTCGGATTCTCCGGGTTGTCAATCCGGGTTGTGTCACCCGGTACATTAGGTATCTGCTCGCTCAAACGGTTTATTTCTGCTGCCGCATTAGTCGCCTGCTTTGAAGCATTATTCACTTCGGGAACACCGTTTATAAAGTTTCTAACAGCCGGATCTACAAATCCAAGATTGCTATTAACATTCATATACTCGATAAGATCGGGTATTTTAGGGACGACAGACTTGCCGGCCTGCATAACCGAACCCATACCATAGCCAGTAAGTCCCGATACTGCAAGCTGTTCGCCGTATTCTTTCGCAACTTCCTTAAATGCGTCCGTTGCACTCATACCATTAGCAACTTTATTATCAAAGGACGTGCGCCACTCCGATTTTTCCCGGTTAATAAGGTTATCAAAAAGTGACTGCGCAATATCCTGATATACGTTCTCGGCCGCTTCTCCCAGTCCTGCGACTGCGTTCTTTGCAAGAAACTGTTTAATACCCGTCTCTTTAAGCTCTTTGACTGCGAGATCCTTTGCTTTGTCAAGCCCGATCTTGTTAAATACAAAGTCTAAAGCTCCGGCTGCGCCTGCGTATGCAGATGCCTTGCGGACACTGGAACCTCTTTCAAGGGCTGATTTCTGCGCTTCATTTGCGGTATTTCCTGCAAGAATAACGGGCGCACTTCCGGCAGCAGTACCGGCCACCATATCACCAACGCCCATAGCGATATCATAAAGGCCCTTGCCAACATTAGATTCGATGTTCTGCTTTGCACCTTCTCTTGGGCTATTCTTTGTAGTCCTAAACATATTTGAAAGGTATCTATCGTCGCCGCCCAATCCGGCAATAGTGTTATAAATACCTTCGATACCGCTTCCGATAGTTCCTACAAACGATCCTGCGGAACCTACAACGGGATGCTCTTTGCCGATCTTCTCAAGCTGTTTGCCGTACTGCTCTACATCAAGATTGTTTGCGTCTGTATGGAAGGTCAACGCCATATCGTTTAATTCGTCTTTAGTAAGCTCATAACGACGCGATAATTGGTCTATAAACTGGCTCTTGCTTAAACCGCCCGTAAGACTTTTAGCGCCGTATTCGTCGGCCCATTCCTGCGATACCGTAGCGTCTTGATTAGCGTTCTGGTAATTGATCTGCGCAAGGGTTTTGATATCATTAGCAAGCCTACCGTTCTTCATCAGCTTGTCGTAGCGGTCCCTTTTGACAACATAGTTTTCATCACTAGATGTTTTGGGCGTTGTCTGCTTTGCTGCATAATTACGCCTTGCGCGGTCCGTATCTATGTAGTTTTTATTCTTGCTGACATAGTTATTCTGTGCGGGTGCGGTATTGTTAGTCTTTATGCCGTTTAATACTGGAAGGGGATTGCTTGGATTAGCAACAATGATCTGGTCTTTTGAACTTGTAGCTGTAGCTTTACGGCCGGTTACTTTCCCGTAATTGCCAGATTTAAGAGCCTCGAGTGCGTCTTTTGAAATTCCTACGCTACCGTTTGTGTTTCTGTTTCTTGCCATTAAATTGTTCCTCTATTCAACAAAAGGTTTGCAAGTGCCTTTAGATAATAAACATTCGGTGATGATTCATAGCTTATAGATGCTGTACCGTCGCCGTCATAGCCTGCGCCAAAAGTACCCCACGGGGTATTAACAGATTTGCTGTACTCGTTCGCGCCAAACGGAAGCCTATCAATGCCTGCGTAATATCCTGAACTGGTAGGCGTTATGTTCGCATGAGCAAAAGCAAGCCTATCGTTGTTGTGATTGCGTAAATCAAGGCCGCCCAAAAATGCGCGCTCGTCGGTATCATCGGTGACATAATCATCGTGTACCTTACTAACAAGCGGCATATTCGGGTTTACAATAGCCTTGCGGTTATATGCTGACATAAGTTTGTTAAGAATGGGGTTTTCCCTTGTTGCGCCGCCTTCATTCTGCACGGCGTGAAAGGGAACTGTCGCTTTTTCATTCGTCATAAGTAAATTTTTCTTATCACTATAATCGGGCCTATATCCGTTTGCGGAAGGATAACCCCTATCTCTTAAATTTGATGCCATGATCTATCTCCCCATAAGAAGGTTAGCAAGTGCCTGCAGATAATACTGATTTTGAGGTGTGAAGCTACCGTACGCCTGCCCGGTGTTTGCGTTCTGGCCGTATGCAAGCAGTCCTAAAGGTGTATTAACTTCGTTATAAGCGTTAGTCTTTGCAGGAAAAGCGACACTTCCTCCAACACCCAAAGTGCCTTCGTCAAAACCAAGTATTCCGCCGCTTGCTACGGGCTGTCCGTTACGATCAACATATACACCTCTGTCTCCATAAGGCGATACAGTAGTTCCGACTTGAGTATTTCCTACGCCAAAATACCTTCCGCTCTCGTTTGAAACCGGGTTTGAATAACGTCCAGAATATACATTAGGTGTAACGCCACCGTAAACGGTATCTCCGTCATATCCATAGTCAATCGTTCCGAGAGGTGTGTTAATCTCTCTATCCATTGCTCCGCGATAAGGATTTCCAACATTGTCAATGCCCACGCCATACCTTGTCGTGTTGTCTGCGTTTCTGTCCTTGCTTGCGAAGCCATATCTCTTGTCGCCCCTGTCATTCCAAACCGATGTGATTTTCTCGTCCTTACCAGAATACTTCTTTACCTTTGCCATTTCTCATTTACCCCCTTGCTACTTGTAACTGTGCTAACAACTGCGCTAACAGATTGTTCTGATTATTTGTATTTAATACAGTCATGCCTGCACTATTAACTCCCGGTATGGTTGTGCCATTACCCATAAGCTCTTGAATGGTCGCGTAATTGTTTGTAATGCCGGGATTAGCCGCCTGCTGTACTGCGACTGCCTTTGTTGCGTTGTTTGCTTCTGTAGGGCTGTATGCGAATGAAGCTCCGTTCGCAATAGCGGCCTTGAGAAGATCGAGATAATTCTGATTATTCTGCTGCAGTAATGACTGATAATTACCGAGTGCAGATATCTCGTTGTTTGCAAGTGCATCCTCAAGAGCCATGACTTGCTGTGACTTCTTGAGATTAGCATCTGCAACCGCGCTATTGTATGCCTGCATAGCAGATGAAAGGTTATCGGAATAGTTACCTTCGAGGTTAGAAAGGTTCGTATTTGCAACCGTGTTAATAGCGTTACGCGCATTGCCGTAGTTGTTGGCCATGCTTGCCATTGTGGACTCTGATGCACCACCAGTAAGTCCCTGCGCTGACATTTGCTGTCCGAGGTTCTTCTGTGAAAGCATATTGTTGATATATGCCTGACGAAGTGAATCTTCCGCATCGGTCGTAATACCGCTCTTTGAACGGTTGTACTGGTTAAGAAGCTGATTTTTGGTTTCAGAAAGGTTATCTTTAAGACTGCCTAACTGGGTATCGTATGCGCTATTGAGTGCGCTCATGCCACGGTTGTAAGCGTTCTGTGCCGCTTCTCTCTGCTGTCTCAAATATTCTTCATAATCTCTCTGCTGCTGTGCGTAAGCGGCCAGAAGTGCAGAATATGCAGATGTTGAACCATCGTCATAAGCAGATGCCGAAGATGATGATGAGCCGCCAGATCCGCTTCTGGAACCGCTAGTCGTATATCCCCCGGTATTGCTGTTAGTTGTGCCGCCTAAAGCCTTGACTGCACTTGAAAAACTTGTAGCGCGCGGGTTATAAGAGCCCACAGAGCCGGGATATCCTGCAGTTGTAAGATTAGTCCTACCGCCCGTACCTACACCGCCGTATGCCTTATAGACCGTGCCGTTCTGAATCTTTGTGTTACCGTTGTTGAGTTTGGCAGCAACCGATGAATCACCGATATAGCCTTTTTTTACATAAGCCATTTTCTACCCCCTTATATAACGTAAGTATTCTTGCTGTTCTTTCCGCATATCCATCCACTCGGTATGCGTAACCATGTGCAACTCTTTGTCATTCGTATTTCTTTGACCGTTACTTCCGTTCCCTTTTTTAAAACCGCGTTGCCTGCGTTTGTAGCAAAGGCGTGTTTCTTTGCGTTCTCGGTAAGTTCATCAAACGGAAGATAAGTACCATTCGGTTCTCGTCGGACGTTCAAATCTTGAGTAGTTATATATGTTCGTCCAACTTCCCATTGAGGAATTGAACCGCCGGTATCATAAGCGATCAGTCCGTATGTCTGGACCGTAGCACACAATGTATTGACGTATTGGCTTGAAGTCGCATATCCGTCGGCTTTTAGCATTTCCGCATATTGCTGATAGGTTAATGCCGTCTTTAGGTTTGCGTATCTCTTTGTGCTTATAAAGTCGTAATAGCCTGCAACTCCGTCGGCCATGCTTGAGTATCGTCGGAAATACGCATTTACTTGCGTTAGTTTCCCAACCGTAAATTCCTCATTGGTTTTCATATTGACCGAAGGTTTACCGGCTAATAACCACGCCGTACCGCACTTCAAACCAAAATAGTTATAGTTAGGTGGCTGACTTAATTTACTCCGTCCGCTATTGCTTTCTATGATTGCTTGTGCAATAACGGTCGAGAAAACTCTGTAACCACGTTTAGAACCTTCCGCTACAATCAAAGGGGCTATCTGCTGTATGAAATTCAACGTGTCTGCGTGTGACATTTATTTAAGCTCCTTGTTGTACTGGTATGTGCTTATACCTAAAAGAACGCCCATAAACGCATCAACTGCCGTGATCGTTCCGACAATCTGCTCCGCATAAGGAAGCCCCCATATCTGCGCAAGTGCGAAGTAAAGCGCGCCGATAGCAGGAAGTAAAATCTGTGCGATCCATTTAAGAACGTCGTAAACCTTGTTATCCATCTTCATAACTATTCCCCCCTTTACTGAACCTGATCTAAAATAAAGCCCTTTAACTCTTTGTGCATTGCTTTTATTTCCCCGTTGCCTATTCCCTGCTCTACAAGCGCTTCAAGAATCGCATCTTGAGCGCGTAAGGTCATACACAACATAGACAATAGCTGTTGTATCTTCGCGTCTTGCTCGTCAAGTCGGCTGTCATATCGGTTGACTATCTTGACACGTTCATCGTAAATGTCTTCAAGTCCTCTATCCCATTTTGCCGATTTTTCCTCAATCACTTTAGCGGCGTTATCCCAACGTTGCCGGCGATCGTGTTCTTCGTCAGAACCCTTCTTTATATCCTTAACCACTTTTACAAACCCCCATATTCCCATTATTGCGCCGCCTACGGTTATGAAGGCTTGCAAATATGTAGATGCGTCCATATTATTTCTCCCATCAAAAAGGACACCCCGAAGGATGCCCTTGCTCTCCGTGTTTTCAACGGACAAGTCTATTCTTTTAATCTAACCAATGTCTGTCTTTCGTATCATCGAATGTATCAATGGCATGGTCTAATGCTTCGCTGACCTCGTTATCCTTGATACCGTTCATGGCTAACAGAACTTTCGTATATTCTAAATAAGTTTTGATTTCTTCTCTTGTCATAGGCTATGCTCCTTTCCTTTTGGTAATTAAAGCATAGCACTATGAAATTACGAAGAATAGTTCTACGTGTGAAACCTCTGTTCCACTTATGAAACCTTTTTATTTCGCTTACGTTACAGAAATATATTAAAGCGGTGACTCGGTCTGGGTTAATCTTCCGCACTCCCACGCTGAGGCTACTCCGAAGTAACTTATCGGAGCGAACTTTCGTTCAAATCGTCTGACCTTTTCACTCCACGCCACCGCTTTATATCTATTGCGTTATCGTTTCATTCAAGGTATCAACTCGTTTAGCATTATCCTCGCCCATATATAAAAGACAATGCTCCCAAGTGCTACCGCATCATAAAGAATGTCTGTAGTAACTAACTCCCAAAAGGCTTGTAAATATCCCATTGTGTTCTCCTTAAAATGCTTAAAACTTACAATATATTTTCGGATTTTCCCCGAAAACGAGTGTTTTTCTGAAATATAATGTAAGTATAACACAATATAATCTTTTGCGCTTACGTTACATTGTCGGCTTGTTCAAATGTATGCTTACAGTATAAACAAGGGTTTCCGACTTCGCATTGTTCACAATCTTCCAAAATCCACCGTTTATAACATTCTATAAACATTTCTTTAGATATTACCAAGCAATTTTTTACAATGTTCGTATTTTCACTTGTGGGTTCGCAACGATATAAACCGTCTTTCTCAAGTCTAAAACTTATTTCACTCATTCTCGTTACACTTGCTCCATTTCTGCTTATATGCTTTAGCACAATATCAAAGGCATCGGACCTGGTTAAAAACTTATCACATTCTTCACAATGGCAATTCCCTAAACCCTCATTTAATCCGCAACAAGGAATACTTGCACCCATATCGTGAACTTCTGAATAGAAATAGCAATCTCTCTTTATCACGCTTCGTCATACCCCTTTCCGATATGATTATATCAGAAAACGTGCTATGATAAAAGTTTAAGTTATTTCGCTTTCGTTTCATTATTTGAACTTCTGAAATATCCACCAAATACCATATCCCAAAAGGATAAGACCGATAAATGCCAAAAAGCCTTTGAGCATCATATATTCAATTAGCATTGTTTGTGCTGTGTCTGCGTATGTTGGCATAGTTAATCTGACACTTTTATCCAGTTTAATGCACCACCGTAAACGTACTTAGTACCGCTTGACGCCCCACAATAACCGTGTAATGCAATTATATTATGGCTTGCATCAATGTCCCATATAGCGCACATAGATGCGCCTAATACCGTATTACCACTTGAATTTCTCACCATAGGACTGTCTGCTGACGTTCCAGTCGAACCACAAGTCATCATAACAGCGATTGATGCACTCGATGATTGCTGTGCCTGTATAAATCCTGTTACTATATATTTGCCGTACTCGCTCGAACTAAACGTATGCGTCAAGCCCGTTTTTGTTGTTGCCGAGCCTGTCCATTCAATTTGTTCCGATTGTGTTGCACTTCCGTAGTTACTTATTTCGCTTTTACCACAATGAAAAAGTGCCATAATCTCTCCTATCTACCCCTTCAGGTAGAAGGGGATTTAATAATATTCTATTGTTATTTTTGTATCTGCCCAATCTGATAAGTCTGTTTTTGTAATTAGTTTTATAGCATCTCCGCCACTACTCGTCACAATGGCTGTTATTGAATAACTAGCGTCTGCGGCATTATAAAAAGGAATGGGATATACCATGCCTAGTGTCGGGTTTGTTGACGCTCCATATACCGATAAAATATTCCTTGTTGATGGAAGTGTTATTGGTACATTTTTTTGTGTATTATTTGGTAATGCTCCACAATCAACAACAAGTTTATATTTTGTATATGTAGTGCCATTAACAGTAATTGTGCCTATTGCTATGGGTGTACCAACTACTTCATTTGTACCCCCCCCCACTTGAACATCTGAAAAGTGCCATTTTACGCTATCTCCTTTACTTCGCTTTCCGTTTTTAATGCGAACCTTCTTCACGGCCTACCGCAAAGGATAGGCCGCTTTACAGAAGGACTACTAAATGAAAATGAAAATACTCTTACTCTGCTTCGGGTTCGGGCGGTACGGGTTCGGGTTCGGGGAATGAGTAATAATCACTCATCACGGGCTTGCCGTAACTATCAAATAGCATAACCATTGCTTCATCAAATCCCGTGTTGCCGATAAGTCGAGAACATTCTGAATGATAGAAAGCCTTTGCTTCTCCGAGGTCTGCTTTTGTTCCAGATACTCTTGAAGCCCATTCTCCCGATTCTTTTGCTTTTGCTGTAAATACTATACCGTAAATCATATTCTTGCCTTCCTTTCTTTACTTGATATATATTCTGACCGTTCTTGTCTTTGCCGCACTAAATGTGACGTTACACGTTCCTGCACTCGGTACTTCAACGTTTGACGGGTTATCTCCCCAAGTATCAGTCCAAACATCTATTGCTGATGTTGTAAGGATGGATGCATTAGTAAAAGCAAATGAAGCTGAATTTGCAGTTCCTTCCATATACATCGAACCATCAACGTCATAGGCCGTTCCGTTTATCGTGATTTTCTGCTTCCTTACAGTTGTTGTAGTGGCTGTTCCGTCATGCGAAACTGATATTGTCGGTATAGTCGGCTTATTAAGAATCTCCGATACTCCACTGTTTGAGTTCCAATCCGAATTAACTTGTGCCGCAGGAATAGTCGGCTTGTTCTGCAAGTCTCCATAACTACCGCTTAATGCCGCTAACGAAAGCGGTATATTTACAGCAAGGTTCTTGTTTGTGTCTAACCCGACCGCATATGTTCTGTTTGCTGTAGAGCCATATGCCGCTGCCGCTTCCGATCCCGGCGTTGCGCTTTTGAGATCGGCCATTATATCTGTGCCACTTATCTTTACACCGTCTTTTGCGGTATATGACGTACCACCGCCACCGCCACCGCTTGAAGCAATGGTTACTTTACTTCCGCTTGTTGTCAGCGTTACATTCGCGCCTGCTTCTAACTCTAATTCAGCCTTGCCACTTGCTGTTATCGTTGTTGATGCACCGCTATTTGTAACCTTGACTTGTGTATAAGCATCTTCTAATACTTCGTCACCGTCATAGTTGAGCTTGCCGCCTACATCTGAAAGTTTATCGAGAAGCGTTTTATTGCTATGATCGTGCTTCTTTGACACCGCATCGGCTAAATCTGTTTCAGTTTGTGTGTAGCTGTCAAGTAATGTCTTGTTTGAATGAGTATGATCGTCTGCAACTGCCTGCGCTAAATCAGCTTCGGTCTGCGTATAGGTATCAAGCAACGCCTTATTGCTGTGCGTATGATCGTGGGCTATTGCCGATGCCACGCTTGCTTCAAGTGTTGACAAGTCACTTGATATACTATTCATAACCGCTTGAATAGTGTTTCCCGTTCTCGGACTAGGTGCGGTTGCGCCTATGTTTGCTGCCGCCGATGTATCGGGCAATTCTGTCTCAACAAGTTTGTTAAATGCCGGTGCTACTACTTCTCTTGCATCTTCATCAAACTTTCTCTTGAGTTCCTGCGCCGCTATTGTCGGTTGGTCTGGTAAGGACAACGCACCTTTGTTGTTAAAGTCCGCATTTGTAATTTTTGAAAATGCCATTTTGCTTTACCCCTTATAATTTCCGCTCTCAATGTATTCAAGAGCTAAATCAAATATACCGAACGGCTCGTTTACATATCCGTTCTCTACTCTAAACCGGGCTTTATCTACCTTCTTGATACGAACCTTTGTATGAACCACTCTTTCAGAACGGTCTGTACTGAATGAGAAGTGTTCAAAGTCAATGTTGTTAAAGTCAAACGCAAGACCAGTCTGCCTATCTTCTTTAATAGGATCTTCACTCCAGTTACCGCGTTTCTGCGCAAATACCTTTACGGACGTTCTCAAGGCTTTCATCATTCGGATAGCAAAGTATCTGAATGTCTTGTTCTTGTAGAACAGTTTTCCGTCAAGATCGGGCGTTTCCCAACAAGCGTAAATCGGTTCTCCATCGTCGTTATACGACTCAAGATCATCTATGTCCTTGCCAAATTCACATACCCTACCGTCGTGTGTTCCAATCCATAACGCTTGATCGTCAGTCCAGATCGAAATAGCCGGAACATTTGTGCAGTAGAAGGCTACATACTGTCTTGTTGCGTAAGGCTCTGACCTATCGGTTCTCGTTGCCTGCAGTCCGTCAAGGATATACAATTTGTTATTCAACGCAAGAATGTACTGATCCTTGAATACCGTTGCTACAGCGTTTTCAAGGCCGTTCTCTTTGGTGAGTTTACCGTCAAGATAGAATGACCTATTCTGCGAATACTTTTCACCCGTGATATCCTGCGCAGTTATTGCATATATTCCCGACCTTGTGAGGAATAACGGTTCTGTCTGCAAGTACCCGAATGAGTACGGTGCTACAACTCCGTTACCTTGCAAAGTATTGATAAGCGGAAATGCCGGTTCTGATGTTTCGGTTGTGACTGTCTTTCCTGCCGTGGTCTGTGCCGTGGTAGATTTGACAACCAAGTTACCTTCACGGATAAATACCGCCTGCGAATTATCAAAATCATCTTTGAATGTTGCAAGATAGTTGTTGACTATCGCATAACCGACTATTGCTGATGCCGACGATCCGAGTGTTGAATAACCCGTATCAGGGAAGTATGTCGGGTTGTACTGATCGGAATAGAAGTCCCAGTTAGGATAATCGGGATTGCCCGATAAAAATAGACGGTCTGCTGCGCCGCCTACTCCGAATAATGTTCCTATCGTACACTTTGCTACTCTATCCGCATACCCTGCTATCGTTCTATAAGCAAGTATCTTTACGTTATCCTGCCCCGGCACAAGGCTTGTTCCCGGCGGTGAATTGAAATTGATTATTCCTGCCGCACGGTTTACCGAATAATGAGTGCCCTCGGTCTTTTCTATCCAGTTCCCATTAGCATCTAATATCCATGCCTTTGTTTTGGTATCATCAAGGCCGTTAAATGACAAATGAAATGCCGTTGCGCTAGAATCACCACTCGTTACAACAAACTGTTCATAGAACCCCGGTTGCAACATATTCAACGACTCATACGATGTACCGCCGCCAGAAGGACTTTTCGAGATCGTAACCAAAGGAATGTACCCTTTTCCTGCGGATAATACGTCTACTGTTTCGTCTCCGACTGCATATGAGTAAATATTCTTGCCGTCAAGAATAAAGATTTTCTCGTTTAACTGCCACGATTTACTTATATGCTCATTAGCATCATTGTATATCGGGACAATGTTTACACTGTTACTCGCCCTTAAATAGAGCTTCTTTCCGGCGTGATATATGTAATATTTGTCTGAAATATCATAGCTCGAACGTCCAGATATCTTTTTTAATTCGATATTTGAGAAACGTATCGTGCTGTCCCCGTCAACTGATTTGAATACAACGTCAACCCATATCGTCTTTGTGTAGCGTGGCGGTGTGCCTGCGCTCAAGTAAAATTCGATATGTTCCGAGTTCAGATCGCTATGATAGTATTTCTTTATCGTTGAAAGGCCGCCCTGATCGTTTGCGGTTTCGACTTTGATATAATCTATCTCTTGAGTAGAAGTAGTATATAGGTCGAACGCAACTTTACAGAACCCTTCTACCTTTGACGTTGCATCGGCTATGTCACATCCAACATGAGCAAACAACGATGTTGATGTAACCGTTGCAGGATAGTAGTTATCTTTTATTGCGTAGTTCTTTGAACCTACATTGTAGATATCTTCTATGTGGAATATACCGCCGCCGTCTTCGGGCGCAGGGCGGTATGTAAGGTTTTCGTCCTTTTCATAGCAGACAATAAGGTTTTTGATCTTAACCGTGGCCGTTCCCGAAACGGCTTTAAGTTCTATTCTTCGGTTGACGTATGATCCCGACCTTTCCTGCCTTGTGTAATGTGCTGTCGTTCCGCTAGTGTCTTGTAGCCTATTCCATGTTGAATACCACCCGGTTATAGCAACGTCTACCTCGCCGTCCGATTCATAGTCGAATTCCATGTATAACCTTGTGGTTTGGCCATTTCCAGCCGTTCTATATACAAAATCATATAAGTCAGCTACAAATAACCATGACGAGTCGGTTACGGTAAAGGTGGTAAACGTATCAGATGAGTTTGTAACACGGTTAACATTCCTTACTCTGTTTCCGACAAACGTACCGCTCTTGAGCATATGGCAGCCGAAGATTGTAGGATTGTTACTATCTTCAACATAGATAACATCATTGTCTTCGGGTGCCGGTGTCCACGGTAACGCTTTCCATTCGGCGGCCGTAGTAGCACTCGTTGAAGCACATACTCTTATCTTGCAAACTTGAAAATAATCATCGGGATCGTTGCTCGTCCTATAAATATATAATCTGTCGGCCGTTCTGTTTGAAGCGTTGTTCCAGTTTGAAGCAATCAGTTCATCATCATTTAATACAAATGAGTTGACCGATCCGCCGCCGTCAATGTATTCCTGCCCTACCGTGTATGAGCCTTTCCCTTTGACCTCTATATAATATAAGCCGTTTAGTACCTCGTCATAGTAGTAGCACAGTACATTTCTTGTGGCATAACTTGTTCCCGTAACATCAACGGGTACATAACCTTCCGAAGTGTTCGCTGCTCTATTAACGTCGGTTATCTCGGAAAACTTAACTTTGGTGTGATACCCGGTACGTTTCCGCACTTTTCCCGGCACATAACGAACCATGTTCTCGGCATTAGGGCTTCTTGTGTCATCGATGTTCGCACCCGTATTTGTAAGGTCAACACCCTTAAATTCATCTATAACAAATATGTCCCTTTTCGGGGACTTAGGAACTTTGAAATTGACGGCCATTAAATCCACCCACTGTCACTTGTAAACTGTTCGTATGCTGATAAGTTAGCCGAATTGACTAGCCTATCAAACCCAACCTCAAACTCATTACGATATGCCGTAGCAATACCGTTATCATCGTCTTTATATAGCTGTGATGCCATATAAAGGGGCAATAAGACATAAACCTCGGGATCGATAGGCAACTCATACTCGTCCTCTGTTTCTGCCGTTATTTGGACGGGATAAGCCCTATAATAGATCGTGAAGTTACCGATCATATCACGGTCTAACACAAGTGTCTTTGTGCCTTCCTGATAAAAGTCTGATGTTTGGAGATATTTCTGATATGCGCCCTCATAGTAGATACCTTGAGGATCAATCATATAAAAGTCTTCTGCAAGTGCTGTCATATCGTACTTGATCTTGTCAGTGAACGGTACAACATCGTTCGCATCTGCAAAACTTTCTTTGTATATAGCCACGTTCTTGATAGCCATAGGGTAAGATGTAATAAACTCAAACTTGACCGGCTTCTTGTCGGTGTTTGTGATTAACCCCTTGAACGCTTCGTAGCCTTTGTTCTCGATGTTTATTGTATCAAACAATGTTTCATCGACATATATATTACAAATGCCGGTTCCCGACACCTCGAAATAAAACGACTGTCCTTCGTCTGTCTGGTATGTATAGCTGTCCGAAAACTCATGTATAGGGTTTGAGATAGACTCCGATACCAAATTCGGAATATCCATCTGTGCGATCTTGACGGACTTCGTGATAAACTTCCCTGCCGTAGCAAGTAAAGCTAGTCCTTCATTTGCACAATGCGGCATAGCGGCTATATATCCCAAAGATGATTCATCCGCTACTATCCTATCGTCTGCCGCAAACATCTTTTGAAGAACGGCTAATTTTAAGTCATACCATGTACTCATTTACATCCCCTTACTTTTCTAAACGTGCTATAAGGTCTGCTTTTGAACCTTTAGCATCAAGTCCTTTGTCTGCACAAAGTTTCTTTAGTTGTGCATAGGGCATAGAAAGATAGTCTTCTTTGACTTCTTCCTTCTTTACTTCCTTGACTTCCTTTTTCGGTTCTACAACAGAAACGGGAACGGATGGGGTTTCCCCCATCCATTTCCCTTCATATCTGCCATCGTCGAGAACCTTAACTACTTTGTAAACCAAATCACCTTCATGGTATGTCTGGCCTACTTTAAGTCCGTTAGGTATCATACGATTCCCCCTTATGATAAGCTCTGTCCGTTCTGTGCGCCGCCCATGATGTATGCGGCCCAGTTATTAAATCCTGCGCTCCATCTTGCGTAACCGCTCCATTCAAGGTTGCGGCTCTTGTTGAGAACTTCGTTAGAAACGTCAAGTGCTACTCTGTCATAGAATACGCCTGCGTTAAGCTCTCTCTGTGCTTCTGATGACATAAGGATGTAAGGAGCTGTGCCCGAAGCCGCTTCCCATCTGTGGTTTACGACGAGTTTCCAAATGCCCTTCTGTGTGTTGATGTCGTTGTTTGCAGAGCCAACGATCTGATCTGAATGGATGATTCTCTTGATAAGATCTTCAAGTGCCGGTGTATTGCCGGGAATGATGATCGTATCGAATGTGTAACCCATTACGTTACCAGACTGGTTCTTGAAGTTACGTCCTACGTTAGCAAGTTTATAGAGTGCTGTTGAATCTGTGAGTGCTGTCGTGAATACGTTACACTGTGTAGGAACGCCGGTCTTCTTGCCCAGATGATCTGTGGCAAAGAGTCCCTTGCCGTCACCAGTGGTCTTGTCGTATGACTTGCCGCCATAAAGGAATGTTGTTCCTTCTGCTACAAGTGCATCGGAAGCGAACTGCGCACGGCTTCTCTTGTAAGCACGAACGAAGTTAGCAGCCGTCTGCTTCATCATATCGATATCGCCGTCATCCTTTGCTTCACGCGTACACATGAAGGTCTTGATGAACTGATGATGCTCGATAAGTTTCGAGAACCCCATCTGGTAATCATCAGCAATACCGTTATCGCCTTCGGTTACTTCCTCGAAGTTTCCGAACTCGGTCATTGATCCCTGCTTCTCACCGAACTTCTTTGATGTTTTTACGTTGTAAAGAGCCTTAACAAGTTCGTCATCCTTGTTCTTCTCTGTGTCTGTGTCCTGAATAACCATAGACAGCTCTGTGTCTATTACCTTCCACGCTTCGTCATTAAGACCGCCGTGTTTTGAAAATATAACTGCCATTGTCTATTTCCCCCTCTCTTATGAAAATTTACCTACTACCTTCGATCCGCTTGCGCCACCGTCGGTAAGAAGTTCAAATACACCGCTTGCAGAAGTTGCCGTAGCAAGTTCTCCAGTCGTTGTAACCTTTGTGCCTTTCTTGAGGGCAGAACCCGATGCAGAAAGGTATGTAGCAAACTCATAATCAGGGAAAGCTACTACACAAGCGAGCTTGTCACCCGTCTTTGCAATAACGTCTTTGCCCGTGTAAACAAACTCGGGTTTTGCAGTGGTTGTTGTTGCTGTGCCTGCGCTTCCGTAAACGAGAAGACAGCCATGATTGTAAGTAACGCCGTTTGTAGCTTCGATCTCTTTCTCGATAGGAGCTGCATCGTTCTCGGCTCTTAAAAATTCAAATGCCATAACTCTTTTCCTTCCTTTCAGTTAAGATTTAATTGCTTTGCGACCTTTTTATAAAGCTCGCGTACTTGTTTTTCTGTTTTTCCCTCTGACTTCCAACGGCTCATTATGTCTGCCGGAACTTCTACATCGTCATTCTCTGTAGCAACTCCCGTAGGCTGTGATGCAAGGTGCTGTTTGCCCCTCATCTGGTTAATGGCCTGCTGTCTTGCCGCATCGTTTGTGTGCTGCATAAAGTTGTCAAAGTTGACCGTTTTATACGCATCAACAAGTGACAACCCGTTATTTGCAATCAATGTTACGATCGCGTCCATATTAGGGATGTTTGCCAAGTCCTGCGGTCCTTTTATGTTAGGATCGATCTTTGATAACTCGGCTATATCGTTTTGCAGTGCATAGGCGGCGTTATTAACATTAGTCTGTTCAATAACTCTTTGTGCCTGCATTACAACGGGGTTCTGTGCTATCATCCGATCAATCAAGCCGGGATCAATGCCTTTTTCTTGTAACTCCTGCTCCTGCGCTTGTCTTTGCTGTATTGACAAAGCATCGACATAATCACGGACATTTGTTATGGGCTGTCCCGTTATGGGATGAGTAACCCCCTGACACATTGCGGCTATCTGGTTATTCATCTGATTAAATTCAGATTCGTATCTACGCCGGGCATCTTCTTCGGCCCTGCGTCTGATAGCTGCGTAACGTGCATTTTCCTCTGCTGACTGTTCCTGCGGCTCGTCGTTTCCGTCTTCTTCGACTGTTTCAGTTTCGTCTGCTTCGGTTACTTCGTCTTCTTGAGAAGTGGCGGACTCCTCTACTTCGTTTGCGCCTGCGTCTTCGACTTCATCAGCAAAGTGCTGTAAGTCGAGTGCGAGAAGATTTTTCCTCATATTCAATTTTCCTTTCCATTTTTACGCTATTGATTGCGACATTTATGCACTAAAAAAGGACTTCTATGAGTCCTTTGTTAGCCGATAGGTAATTCATTTTTTACTGTTTCCACAACCTTTTCATAGTTGGAACAGTTCTTATTCATGCAAGTAAGTTCCTGCGTTATGAATAACTTTGTTTCTGCATCTGGCGTATCGTCATTCTCAACGATGTTCCTTGATGATGTGATACGCATTTCTATGTTACATAACGGGCATTTCATTAGGCATACCCCCTTCTACTGGCATTTGAGGTGGCATCTGTTGTGCCATCTGCTGTTGTTCTGCCATCATCATTTCTATCTGCGACAATACATCACCGGCATTAGGATAATGGTTCTTCTCCATAAGGGACCAGTAAAGTCTCATGGTTTCAAGTGAACCTAACTGACCGAACGCACCGCTTTGAAGTTTCATATCGATCTGCTGCCACATTGCTTCACGGTTAGCCATCATCGTTGACGTAGGATCGGTTTCAAACAAGAACTCGTCATTCCAGTAATATTCACCGGCCGCATCCTTCTTTACAAAGTCTTTTTTATCAAGTACGTCAAAATCCTGCTCTCCGTTTACTCCGCTTCCCGTTATAGGAAGGGGATCGTCTGCATATGCAAGCCAGAATTGGAACATCAATTCATACAGCTTTGCGTAAGCATCGTTCTTCATTACGCGCTTTGATTCCAAACGACCGGCAGCCTGATTGATCGAATACTGTTTTGCAGTACCCGATACCGCTGACGGATCGTATTTACCCTGAAATGCGTCTGTGATACCTAATGTAGAACGGGCATCCTCGTAGGCTTTATTTACCATCTGCAAGTCTTGATTGATGTTGACTTGCATATTGAGGATATCTATCATAGATTTCTGCTGCGGATCATCAAGCCTTGCGATTTTAAGTTCCTTGTCCGTGGTTTCTACCTTTACTCCACGGGGCAATGTAACAATAGAACCGCCCTTTAAGGTCTTTTCTGCCGCTTTAGAACCGACTTTCTTTATAAGGTCTTGCTGATCTTCAATGACTTTTACATCACTAAAGCCAAGCAAGGAATTGCTCTTTGATACGTTCTTTCTGACGATGATTGGGAAGCAATTAGGCTTGTAATAATCAATAGTTATCACTTCCTCGGCTTCTACTTCGACCGGCATACCCATTTCATCAATGCCCGACTCCTGCATCAAGGGTATTCTGATCTCTTGTACCTTGTCTTCGGTTTCTTCAAACTTTGTAGAGCCGCATACGGGACAAGTCTTTTCCTCGGTGGCATAACCACATTCTTTACACTTTCTCGTTATCCTTGCTTGATAATCGTCAAGGTCTTCCAGCGTATAATCATCTACCCATACAAAACGGCCTATTTTGCCGTCATTTTTGTAGTAAACGGTGTTGACCGTAACTATATCCGTGTCAAGTCCATTTTCCCCTTCTGCGCCCCTTATATCCTTGTATTCCTCGGAAGCATCTTCTACATCGACATTGTATTTGTCTTTAACCCATTTCTTCGTCTGGGCCGTCTGAACGAATATATAGTCCATATCCTCGATCTTTGAAACGCCCGGTTGGGGTATAACTTGTCTCGGGGATATCTCCATTACGTTTACATCACCGTAATTTGAGTGGAAACCCATCGTGTTATCCCATTCAACAAGGAAAAAATCACCGCCTTGTACGGGAACTATACGTTCCATTTGGTCGTTTAATATGGATAACTTCAAGAGTTTAACCTTATTGACTAAAGCTCTTTCAATAGACCTTGCCAAATTCTCATCGCCTTCGTGCAGTGCCGTGACTTTTGGCATCGGAATTGAGCTATCTACTTGCGATTCGATCAATTCATACGCAATATTACGCACATTTATAGCCAAATCCCTTGCGGCTACATTTGTGTTGGGGTTTCCATTGACTTCTCTGGTCCCTTCGTAAATGCCCTGATTCTTCGATATCTCTTTTAAGGTGCTTGAGTAAGCTATTCTTGCATTTTCAAGTTTTCCGCGCCATTTATCACGCTTCTTTTCTTCCGGCGTGGGTGCTATCGACTTTTTGACCTTATCCATTATCTTTTTCAACCTCATAATGGTTCACCATATTTCTGTAAGAGGTACTCTCTATCTTCCCCCGTGGCATTTTCTATGTCTTCAAGTATGGAACTATGCTGTCTTGACTCTATTTTTTCGTAGTCAACCTCGGGACTACGCACCCACCAAACACAAAATGACCGCAAACTATCAACATCATGCGTTAAATCATGTGGGTCTTTAGCGTAAATATTCGGTCTTTTCTTGTCTTTTTGGATTTTCTGCAGGCATCGGTACAAATTCGGTGCCGCACCGTCCAAAATAGTCAATTTGGGGTGTTCATCTATGACTTTTAGCCATTCTTTCATGGATGCACAGCCCGCAACGAAGTCTCTTGACGTTTTTGTTAGGTTCAAACCGTTCTCGCTGAATAAAACGGCCCTAGATTTACCCGTTTCTTGTGATCGACTCCACAAGTCACTGGGCGCTAACCACTGATCTATGTGTTCTCCGTCGCTTAATGACCGCAAAATGTCACAAGCTGCACCGATTGTCTTGTCGGGAGCGTCATATTCCCGGTAAACTTGCGCATTTCCGTTCGTATCTACTTGGATCCAGTGTGCGGAAAGCATATCAAGACCGTAATCAAGTGCAACATATCGCCGCAATTTACCCTCTAATTCCTTGTCAACAAGGTGTGTTTCGCGTTTTACCTCTGGGAAGAAACTTCCACCCGGTACTGTCAACGCTTCTTCGACGGTTGCAGGGTATTCTTGCGTTATCATATCCCCCATGGTCCGTTTGGTTTGTTGGTACCATACATCGTCTCTGCGCGGATCTGCGTGCCATGGGATGAATATTTTATTAAATCCGTTATCAGGATCGGTAAATACCTTTTCAAAGAACGAACCACGCTCTATTGTGGATAACCCGACCACTTGACCGCCGGTAGGTCTGTTTATTGTAGGATAACCGGCCTTCCAGATATCTTCTGCAAACTGCTGAAAGGCCCATTCATCAAAGATTATTAAGTCCGCAGTAAAGGATCTCGCCGCATTAGGTGAACTCGGGAAACATTTGAATACAGAGTCGGGGAGTGTGGGATAATGAATAGTGAGAATTAAAGATGTGTTTTCCCACGTTGCGTTCACCCAATTTATCGGCTGATCTTTTACCGGGGCGAATAAAGCACGCATATTATCAAGAATGACTGACATTCTGCGTACTAATTCTTGTGCTTCATCTTCTGTTCGTGATAACCCTATGACTGTTCGGCCGGGGTTTATCATCTTCCACAGCGCATAATGTAAAACAAGCCACGTTATACCTAACTGCCTTGCCTTCAAAATGACGTTTAGTTTATTGTCCCTAAACTGCCGTAACGCTTCTCTTTGCGCATCCCAAAGATCAAAGGGTTGTATTAGTTCCTCTGCGTCCTTGTCCTCGATATGCCCGTATTTTTCGACGAAATACTCAAGATGCGTCCGGCAATACTGGTATTCTATTTCTCGTAATTCACTCGGTTTATAATCCATAATAAAATGACGACCGCGCTTATAGTACGGCCGCCACTTTGCAGGAGAAGTTAAGTCAAAATGATCTTTATCCGCTACTATAATACACGCTATTAGTATGCAAAAAAATGAAGTAAACTAAAAAATTTCGGAATATTTATCCAGTGCCATATCAAACATATCGTGCGTCCATCTGACTGACCTATCGATCATCTCCGCAGTTTCCTCGAACGTCTTGTCTTGGAAGTAGTAGTAAATTAAAATCTTCTGCAGAGTCTTCGGCTGTATCTGGCTCACTTTGTTTAGACACATATTCTTGTATTCCAAATGTTTTAACAGCATCTTCGTGAGTTTTCCCCGGTATTCCTCTACCCGGATCATCGTTTCCTCTATCTTGTTTTTGGGACTGCTCTGAACATTGATGCCGTCGTAGCTCGTTGTCATTTTCGTCGCCAATGTCATTAGACGCTCTATCTCAAGCTCTATCGATTCAATGTCCCTCTCCATATCCTTGATCGGTTTAAGTTCTCTTTTGGCTTCCTTCCTTGTCATCCTCTCCCCTTTCATCGCGTTTAGCGATCCGCGATTTTTGATTTTTGACCGTTCTTATCTTGCACTCGGGTATATCCTTATACATCCACTCGTTTTTCTGCATCTGGCCGACTATATATGCTAATGCTTTTAGGGCTTCTTCTCGGGTTAGTGCCATAGTGTTTTTAGCGGTATATGCTTAATTCTATCTTTCTTTTGAAGTCCCTTACGGGGATGTTTAGGTTATGCGCCATTTCTCTTACCCATTCCCCGTCATTGTCGGTGTTTACACTTTTATCGTTAGTGTTTACACTTTCCGATTTGGTGTTGACACGCCCTATCACTACTCCTTTGCGTGTTAGGACTATCTCGCCCTTCTTGATCTGTCTGATTAAACTCTCCGCACTTTCCCTATTCAGATACTTCGCAAGATACTCCTTATCCTCGTTAGATAGCCGTATTGATAGGGTTTTCGTTAATTCTGTCATGGTGTTTACGCTCTCCTTCTGGTGTTTACACTTTGCGTGGAAAATATAATTTGGTAGCGCGACGGTGGATTCCTTGAAACTTTTTTTCGCGCGCCACGGCCCGGGGGTACAGATCGCGCTGCATACGATCGGAAGGCGCCTATAGATCGAAAAAAGATCGAATAAAATTTTATAGGGCCCGGGCTTTTTACTATCAATTATTGCTATACCTTCCGGCCGTTTTCCGTTTTCCAGATTGTCGCGATCTTAACAAACGCTGTAGTTATGCGGGCTTGATCCCCTTTTGTCACATTGTAAAACTATTCGTTAAAGATAAATTTTACGAATAGATCGACCGCCGGGCCCGTGTTCCTTCTTATTAAATGCAATTTTTCAGTCGTTGCGATCTTCCGGCGTCAAGTCCTTTACGATCTGCAGCGTGCTTCCTTCCTGCAGTCTGCCGGCTATTGTCTCCATTAGTGCGCGATCGGCTTCCGTCATTATATCCGCGTCAATCTTTACTTTATCTTGTGGCTTATCTCCGTTTGTGTCTCTTATATACTCCGCTGCCTTAATGTTACCGCTTAACGCTTTACCTAACGCGACGCCTTGCATAAGATCATACAAAGTCATTGCCGGGTTTTCTCTTTGCAGCCGCTTCGCTAGATCTGTATCTATATCAGAATTATCAATAATATTTTCAGTCGCTAGTATAGAAAGTATGCGATCTAACGCTTCGCGGGCCGTGCGTTTTTCACCTTGTATTTTTTGGACCGCCGCGGCGCCTTTCCTGCATATTTCTTTTCTTTCTTCTGGCGCTCTTTCTGTTATAGGTATAGGTTTTAAGTTTTTCCAACCTTTTTGCCGGCCTTCCGGCTCTATTTCTCCGGCTATTATTTTCTCATATACTGTTTTACCGTCGGCGTCCCTTCCGGCGTCCCTTCTTATTTGTGACTTTTTTCTTTTATCACTCATAGACAAAATAAAAAGGCCGTTCGATCTTGTGGACCAAACGCGCCTTCATTCCTTCCTATATTCTTTTATTATTTCATCTTTTCTTTTATTGCTTCCGTTATAAACTCGTTTACAGATAGGCCGGCGGCCGCTGCCGCTTCCGTTATGCTATCTCTATTAATAGCCCCGTCCCGGCGTAAACGTAACAAGATTGTTTCATACGCCTTTTTGTTATATTTATTTGTGGCTTTTCGTTGTGCTTCCGAATACATAAGATCATTTTATTACATAATTCAATTTATTACAACTTTATAATGCTATCAGTAGAATTGCACAAAATGCTAGCAGTATATTTGTGTGATCTGTCAATTGCATTATACTGCTAGCAGTAGTATCATAACCTTGCAAGGCCGGAAAACAAGCCGGCAAAACAAGCATAAAACAAAAAGGAAGGTACAAAACAATGACAAAAGTTAAAAAGAACACTAAAAAAGCAAACTGGATAATTTACGATCTAACACATAACACGGCCCGCCGATCGATCTTTGACGCGTATGTGTCACCGTCGGCAGCAAAGATAAATTCTTTTGAAGCTATCAGGGCCCGCGCTTTATCAACTCCCGGTTATAATCACGACTTGCATATATCCGGGGCCGGATCTCATAACTATAGCACGGTTTACAGCTATACAGAAGGCGGTATTACATACGTTGTAAAAGACACAAAATGCAATACTTTTGTTACAGAATTATAGGAAGCAATGAAGGCGGGCCGGGCCTTCCGGCCTGCAGGAAGGAAGGAAAACGATGATAGAATATAAAGGTTATTTTATAGAGTACAACTTATACGAACAAAAAGAATATACAGTGCAATATTGCGGTGATGATCTTTTTTTCCAAACTTTGGAAGCTGCAAAAAGTTTTATAGACAATATTGAAGATTAAAGGAAGGAAGGCCAAAACATGAAACACTATACAGATATAAACGATCTCGATCAAAGAATTGAAAACATAATAAAAAGGACTGTTAAAAGCTATTATACCGACTGGAAAAATTATGACCGGCCTAAATATATGGGACTTAAAGGAAGCCGGGACCGCAAAGACAAAATGATGATCTTAATAGCCCGTAAATATGGTACATACTTATTAACACTTGACGAAATAGCAACCCGGCCTTTTGCCGCCACTGTTTACGATTATTATCAGGACCATGAAGGAAGCAACTATTATTTAATCGATCTGCAGTCGTTAGGAATTGCGAAAATAGACCCGGCCGAATACGGGAAAACATTAATAAAAGCAGCATAGCAGGAAGGAAGGCGGCCCGGTAAAGCGCCGGGCCCGATAAAGGAAGGTAAAAAAAATGGAATTAATAAAAGTATATGACGGATATATTATCGGCAAAAAGGGCTTATATATTGCAGGATATAGGGCCGGTAAATATAAACTTGTTACCGATCATACATACGCAAAGCATTATTCTCTAAGGACTGCAAAAAAAATATTTGGAAAATTAAAAAAAAGTACTTGACATATACTGCTAGCAGTATTATAATCAAGACACAAACAAGTTTTAAGGCGTTTACGCCGGAAAGGAAGGAAGCAATGACAAACAATCAGATTATTTTTATGAAGTCTCAAGAGTTAGCAAAAGAGGGAATTATCCAGTACACCGGCCGGGTATTCAATGCAAAGACTGCCGACGGCCAAACGGTAGAAGTAAAGGAAACGGAAGCAATACACACCTTTATGGACTGGAAAAAAGCCGGGTTTATGGTAAAGAAGGGATCAAAAGCCGTTGCAAAGTTTACGATCTGGAACTTTACAAGTAAAGCCACAAAAGCAGTCCGGGAAGCAATGGAAAAAGAAGGCAAGGAAGCCCCGGAAAACCCGCACTACTATATGAAGGAAGCTGCATTTTTTAGCGCTTCACAAGTGCAGCCGATAGAAGCATAAAATCAGATGATAGGGGCCGGAAGGCCCGGCCCCGGGAAGGAAGGAAAAAATGAAAAAATCAGATATTGCGATCTTAAATAGAGTATTAAAGGAAAACAAAAAAGGAAGGTCCGGCTTTATAGGCTATATGGAAGGGAAGCACGGATATACATACTATATAAACAGCCACATGATATATGCAAGTATAGAGAAGGCCGACGGTATAGAGAAGGCCCCGGAAGCGTTTGATTGTGATAAAATGTTTGATACCTTCAATATGGATCTTCTGGATATTACGATCGATCTTGACGCGCTGCAGGCTTTTAAGAAGGAAAACAAGAAGGCCGGAAACGGAAGCCGGGCCCCGTATATTATCAAGATCAACGACGGTGAAAAAGTCACATATTTAGGTTTTAACCCGGCTTATCTTCTGGATATATTGAAGTTTACCGGCTCCGATCATATAAAGATCAATGTTGACGGCCTAAAAGATCATTTTTATAAAGTCCCGTTTTACATTGAAGGGGAAGGCCGGAAGGCGCTGCTGCTTCCAGTCAATATAAACCCGCATAAGGCGGATATATCGATCGACCATAATCAGGAAGTTGACATATTTAGAGCAAAAAACCCGATCTTAAAAGGCGTAACGACTAAAGAACACAAGCCGGAAGCTAAACAGCCGGAAACAAAAGCCGATGATCCCGCTTATCTTTTAGCTGTATGGTATGCGGAAAACGTGATTTTGAAGCAGGCTACTGCATAATTGAAAATTTATACTTGACTTTATACTGATAGCAGTATATAATACAAGTAAAGAAGCCGGTCCGGGGCCCGGTAAAGCCCCGGGGAAGGAAGGTAATGACAATGTATAACAAGGTAGAAGCAGCAAAGTATTTTTATCAGGAAGGGCTTATTAGCAAAGAGACTTATATTGAACTGTTATGGGAAGCCGGGATGCTTTGCTACGATGAAGCACTGGAAGCGATCTGTAGAGTGAATAGCGACAAAAGACGCGGGAAGGAAGGTAAATAATATGTCAAGTTACATTATCAGCAAGCAGGAATATATGAAGGCGGCCGGCCTTGTGTCGGGTATAGCTTCCGAAAGAAGCCCGTATTTTGAAGTTTGGGTATATGATTTTGAGAATAACCGTAACAGCACGCCGGAAGACTACAGAAGGCGCTTCACCGATATATATCATATGAACGCCGGAAGCGTGATCGAACAATACAACGGTGATGAAGTCGGGGCCCCGGCCGATGATACCGACGAATACAAGACCGACTTTGATAGCTTTTACAAGTTAGGGAAGCAGCTTGTATATAACGGCGGGAAGGTCCTTATAGACGCGATCAACGAATTAAACGCCTTTTTTGGTTCGATCTTATACCAGATTGAAGACGACGACTATAACAGCAAGGCGGCCGCTTATCTGGATAAAGTCCTTGTAGCTCTATATAAAGCTGCAGCCGGACACACTAATTCGTGGGGCTCTTTAGAAATAGAGAAGCCGGATCACACTTATCAGGTACTTTTTTAACAATGCACACCGGGCCCGGCGGTATATCCGGGCAGGAAGGACAAACAATGATTAGTAACCTTGCATATTGAGGAAGTTTAGGAAGGAGAACAACATGAATAATATCTACATAGAGCCGGAAACAATAGAGCAGGCAAGGATCAACTACGAAAACGCTATGAAGGATGTGCAGGAAGCTATAGCAACGGAAGGGAAAGAGCTTAAAGAGAAAATAGCTTATATGCGACATTTAGGTGAAACATACCGCGCTTATCTCACGGCAAACATGCACATATAGGAAAGGAGTCATTATGATTAAACCTAAACATAGCACAACTAATTACAAGGCATTGAAGCCGTTTCTGGAAGCCGTAGACGCTGCAGAAGGCCACAAGCATTTTAAGTCCGGCGGGTATATGGACCTTGTTATAGAAAATCTGGAATTTTCGGATGAAGACGGGTTCCCGGTCTACTCTATAGCGCATTACGGTGAACAAAACGGGGACTTAATGGCCGATCCCGATATGGAAATAGCTGTAAACAACAAAGACGGCAGGATTATTCCGCGCACGTTCCAGAATGACTATATGGGTATGTTTCAGCAAGTATTTAAGACGCAGGAAGGCCGCCGGGTTTACTCTCCGTCATTATTACGGGACCTTGACACATTTTTGTGGCAATGGTTGCAGAACATAGAGCAGCAGGGTTTTACGCCGGAAGAAGAACTATACACGCAGTTAGCACTTGTTTAATACTAAAGGGGGGATAAATATGACAAACAAGGACATTATTGATCTTACAGAACTGATTATCGCAACAACATTGAAGGAACTTATGGACGCAGACAATGACGATCTTATGCAGGATCTTTTACTTGAAGCGCAGGAAGCATACTAATGTACGAACATTTAAGAAACGACTTTATAACTAAATTATCGATCGATTACGGTAAAAAGGATATCCAGAAGATCGCGGCTATACTTGACGGGATTGTAAAGGACTACAATATAACTACAAAATGCACTGAATTAGTTGTATTGACCGATACAGTCCCGCGGGAAGTCAAAAACTATCTAGTCAGCAAAGGAATTGAAGGCTTATCCGATAAGACTATAGCTAACTACAAGACCATACTCTCGATCTTTTTCCAGACGGTCAATAAGGCGCCGCAGGAAGTAACGACTAATGATATCCGGCTGTACCTTGTTACTTACAAGATGCAGCGCAAAGTATCAGATCGAACACTCGAAAAATACCGTGAAATACTGTATAGCTTTTTCTCTTGGCTAGCAGATGAAGAATACATAGAC